TGTGTCTGTTGGTGTGAAATCTAATGCATCATTGGACAGCTTATTATCAGAAGAAGAGAAAAACGCTTTACTAAAAGATATTAAGGTAGAAATCCAAGACCTTCAAGAAGATGTGAAGGACTTGGATGATGTATTTGCAGAGACAAAATAATGTCATCTTTCGGACCCACTGCATATAACATAGATATTAACCAACTGGGAGCATCACAATTCCCGCGGTTTGCTGTTACTCAACCTACACCATATCAAGATGGGTTGGTTGAGGATGTTATTTTGAATGAAACGCATCCACAATATGCAGCAGACGGTAGTAATGTCGGTATGGTGCAAGTAAGGTTCATACCAGGTGACCGTGGAGTTCCAAAAGAAAAATTGAATTGGGTGTCACCTATAGATTCTAGTATACGGGAGTATCCTTTAAAAAACGAACTAGTACTAGTGTTTTATTCACTGGGTAGATTATTTTATACCCGAAGAATTAACTCCACTAATAAAACTACGGAAAGTTCGTGGCCTGGATTAAGTGAACGGTTTTCTCCACAAGTATCTACTCAAAATAGAAGTGATTCTGCACAACTTGCAGCACAAGGTGGAACTCCATATAGACCTTGGGGAATGAAACAACAGTTTACCTTAGGTGATGAGTTCAGTGAAAACCCAAATGTTCGTATGGTTCGTCCTAATGAGGGTGATTTAATCATCAACGGACGATTTGGAAATACTGTAAGATTTGGTTCTAGTTTATTTAGTAATCCAACTACTCCCGCGCCACAACCAAACTTGTTATTTTCGGTAGGGCAAAGTCCAAATAAAGTTACATCTATCGACCTTAATAATGATGGAACGCAGGAACAGGTTGCAAGTGGTCCGTATGGACTAACTTATGAAGATATTAATAAAGATAAAAGTAGTATTTGGATGGTCGTGGATGAAGAAATTGTATTAAATCCTGCTACAAAAGGATATGATGCACATTTACGAGGTTCTGATTCATCGGACTCTACAAAGTATACTGGAGCACAGATATTTGTAAACTCCGATAGAGTAATTTTAAACAGTAAAGTCAACGAGTTATCCTTATTTTCTAAAAAAGAAATTAATTTAAGTGCAGTAGAGTCTGTTACGATATCGTCAGCAAAATCTGTATTAATTTCCGCAGACAGTGATATAAAATTAACCACACCAAGAGATATAGTATTTAATGGTAGGTCAATTTCATTAAATATTGGACGAGATATTTCGTTAACATCGTCAGGAAACTACGTAATATCGGGTCAAAAGATATTTATAGGTGCGTCACCAAACGACACAACACAACCAATAGTATTGGGTGGTGAACTAGCAACGTGGTTAACAAGTTTGATGGACGCGTTTATTTTTCAAATTCCTAGGTCGTTGGCAACATTAAATCCAACACCATTTGTTCAAGAAATAGTAAAATTAAGAGCACAACTAGGAATACCTGGTATTCCACAGTCAGCAGTATTTAATAGCACTACTAATTTCACCTCTAAAGATAACAAATAATTATGTCAATACCTAGTAATTTGTTACCGATAAATAATCCTCTTAGAGAAGAAATAGAAGAAATACCAACAATAGTTCCGTCTAATATGGTTGGAGGAGTACCAAATAATTTGCTACCAGTAAACGCTAGTGATATATCGGCATCATTTCAATCATTTGCGGGTCAAGTACCAACGGTAAATGCACCACAAATACCAGAATTTCCTATATTAAACACAATCTTACCAGATAGATTATTTACAACTGGAAGTTTAGACCAAGTTAGAGCAAGAACTAGTAACGCAGCAACAACATATTTGGACGGGTTACCTGCTTTACCAACACTTCCGTCTACACAATCTACTATAATTCCCAGACCAAGAATACCTTCGTATGGTCAAATTAAGAATTATATAGAAACAAAGATAGACAGAATAAAGCAACAACGTCAAAAGGCATCAATGAAGGCGTTGGATGAAAAACTTAAGAAGCAGGAAAATCCGTTTCAATATAGACAATCGTTAAAAAATCAAGAAAATAAAGTTCTTGGAAGATTCAACAATCGATAGAGGGTAATAATATGGACAAAGCATTATTTAGAGCTTATGTAAAAGAATTGGTCAAGGAACAAATTGAAGAATCTGTAGAAAAAGCAGTAAAGAAGATTCTTCCAGAAATCCTTGGTGAAGCTGTTGCGGAAATCAAACAAACTCAAGCAAAGTCAGTTAATGAAACTGCAACTGCAAAACCAAAACTTTCTCGTAATCAACTTGCTCAAATGATGGGATTAGAACGACTAGGTGATACAATTACGGCTACATCAAAGAATGTTGGTCCAGTAATGCCAACACCAGAAGGTGTAGACCCAAATAATCCAGCATTACAAGCAATCAATAAAGATTATTCGGCATTGATGAAAGCAATGAAGTTGACCTAATTGGAGATTTAGATGGCTCAGAAGTTTATCGGTGTCGTATTACCAATACGATTAGGTCAGACAGGAATGTTTGACCAATCAACGGAAGTAATTCAACAAGTTCGTTCTAACTTTAAGAATTTAATTCTTACAAAGAAAGGGGAACGTGTTGCGCAACCCGATTTGGGATGTGATTTGTGGAAAATATTATTTGACCCATTAACCGAAGAAACTCTGGAAAATGCTCGCATAGCAGTTGCCGAAGCAGTAGACCGTTGGTTACCCTTTATAGAATTGACTAATTTTGAAATTACGCAAACAGATAGTGAAAACATTATTAACATAAGATGTAGTTATCGATTTAGACAAAATCGTAATGTTGAAGATGAAGTAAATATATTGACTAGTGCATTAGGTGCAGCAACGGTTTCGTTCCGAGTAGAACCAACAACTTCTGAAGATATAAGTACATACGCTGCAGAAGTTGCAAATGCTCGTCGTATCAGACGAATTCAAATGGAGCAGTAAATGGCAAGTAATCAACAGATAACCATACAACCAAGACCAAATGTTAAGCAAATTAATTATGTCTCAAAGACGTTTACGGACTTTAGACAAAACTTAATAGAATTTGCTAAGGCATACTATCCAAATACGTACTCTGACTTCAATGAAACATCTCCTGGCATGATGTTTATTGAAATGGCATCCTATATTGGGGATGTTCTTTCATTTTATATTGATAACTCTTTCAAAGAAAATTTACTTGCGTACGCAGAACAGCAAGAAAATGTAATTTCTATCTCACAATTTTTAGGATACAAACCAAAGTTAGTGTCTCCGGCAACTACAATTGCAACGTTATATCAATTAGCACCCGCTGTACAATCAGGAAGTGTGTACATTCCAGACCCAAAATATTTAGTAAAAGTAGCAAGAGGTAGTACATTTATTTCAACAGGACAAACCGCTATCCAATTTAGATTAACTGAAGATGTGGATTTCTCAGATATTACTTCTGAAAACTATATAGTTAATACGTTCTCTGGTGGAAATCCTGATACCTTTATCATTAATAAACCCGCTCCATTAGTTGCAGCAGAAGAAAGAACCACTACATTTACCTTTGGTAGTCCACAACGATTTACATCTGTGCTGATGCCAGAAGAAAATGTAATTGGTATTGAAAGTATCGTAGATTCTAATGGTAATACTTGGTATGAAGTGGATTATTTAGCACAAGATGTTATTATGGATGAATTAGATGTAACGTCTAATGGTGAAACTGGAGTTTTACCCTCATCAAAATTAAGACTTCGTAGAGTTCCACGCAGATTTGTCACCAGAATAAACAGAAATTCTCGTATGGAATTAGTATTTGGTTCTGGAACGGATAATGAAGCAGAACTCAATACCACATTAGATTCTAGACAAGTAGCAAATTCTCAATACGGCAACACTATTGAAAATGCATTAGGAAACGTAGCAGTTAATAACGTCAATTTCTTAAACAGTAACGCATATGGTATCGCTCCAGCTAATATTACATTAACTGTAACATATTTAGTCGGTGGTGGAGTAAACAGTAATACACCATCTAATACCATTACGAGAGTATCACAAGTAAATACGTTAAATGATACAACGGATTATTCGACGGGAGAACTTGGTATATTTAATGCCGCAGTACAAGGTATGACCATAAATAACGATTTACCAGCAACAGGTGGAGGTGATGGTGAATCTATAGACGAAATTCGTGAAAACGCTCTTGCTTATTTTAATGCACAAAATCGTGTAGTTACCGTTGAAGATTATGCAGTACGTTCTTATGCATTACCATCTAAATTTGGTCGTATTGCTAAATCGTTCGCAGTTCGTGATGAGCAAATCAATAGAATATTAGCATCAGGTAATGAAAGAACCTATGTAGAAAATCCAGTTCGTCCAAATGTAATTAACTTATATACATTAGGATATGACACAAACGGAAATTTAACAACACTTAATACCGTGGTAAAAGAAAATCTAGCAAGATATCTTGAACAATTTAGAATGCTGACTGATGATGTTAATATTCTTGATGCGTTCATAATTAATATTGGAGTACAATTCGATATTTCTGTACTAAGAAATTACAACGTCAATGACGTTCTCGCAAGAAGTATCGGTGCAGTACAAGATTTCTTTGATATCAATAAGTGGAATATTAATCAACCAATTATATTAGCAGATTTGATGTATAATATTAGTTTAGTAGATGGTGTACAAACTGTAAAAAATGTTCGTATTTTTAATAAATACGAATACATAGATGGAATAGGATATCAACCATATCGATATGATATTGATGAAGCAACAATTAATGGGGTTATTTATCCAAGTCTCGACCCAAGTATCTTTGAGTTGAAGTATCCAACAACTGATATTATAGGAAACGCTACCCAATGAGAACTATATTAACCGCCAGTAAAGACACTACCCTTTATCAAGCGTATATAAATAACAACGCTGGATTGGATGAAGTAATTGAAATTGGTAAAGTTATAAACCTATCGGAACCAACCAGTTCCATCGCATATGCAACTGGTTCGGCTCGTAGTTTATTATACTTTGAATTACCAACTACCGCGAGTGTTCCTGCAACTGCTAGTTATTTCTTAAATCTAAGATTAGCAAATGCGGATAATATAAAACGAAATCAAAAAATTTTAGTTTATCAAGTATCTCGTTCGTGGGATGAAGGGAGTGGATTCTTCTACCAAGAAACAGAAAATCCACAAGATGGTGCTTCTTGGGCAAGATGTACATCCGCCGTATCTTGGAGTAACGCCGGTGGGGATTTCTTAACCGGTTCTACTAGCCAAAGTATCATATTATCTTCATATCCATTACAAGATATTCGTTTGGATGTAACAAATATTTTACGTCCGTTTGTCAGTCAATCATTACAAAATACCTTTTATGGATTAGCATTACAATTTCCAGTAGTAGATGAACAAGATAGTTTGAACAAAGGAAATATTAAATTTTTTTCAACACAAACACATACAATACATCAACCAACACTTGAAATTGCATGGGATTCGCAAACAACCATCACGGGAAGTTTACTACCAATACCAACATTAAATGTAAAAATAGTAGCATCTAACTTACGAGAAACGTATACAAAGGGTGATGTGGATAAGGTAACCCTTGTTGTTCGGGACCAATATCCACTTAAATCATTTGATTCTGTATTACGTTACAAAAACAGATATTATCTACCAACTTCGTCATACTTTTCAATTGTAGATGTTCAAGCAAACACAACTATAATTCCATTTGATGAATATAGTAAAGTAAATACCGATACATCTGGGTCATATGTGATTCTTGATACATCACCACTATATTCTGGTAGATTTTATACACTAAAATTAAAAGTTGTAAACGGTAGTTATTCTAGAATAATTGATACAAACACTCTATTTAAAGTTGAATAGTTTATGCCAATAACATTCTTGTCAAGTAGTAGAAACCCAGATAGTGCTAGTATAGCTAACAAAGAACAAATCGACATTTCCCTGTCTATAGCAGAAGTGTCGGCATCTGGCCACAGTGGGTCGATATTTACAAATTACTCCACTACGATACAGGTGGTTACTATACCAGAACCAAACTTATTAGACCGTAGCGTATATTACACTCCGATTTATAAAGAAAAACTAAACTATAATGTGTGGTTAAATAGAATTAATAAAAATTTTGACGAGTTAGACTGATGGCAAATCAACAAAATTATCAAAGTAATACACAAGAACTATCAGGACTGTATACACGATATACCGTTTCTCGTGTTATTGCAAATAAAAAAGATGATTTGTTGGATATGGAAGTTCCCGCAGATTTTTCTGAAGCATTATTACAAAATAGTGTAGAAGTAAATTTATATAGTTTAGCAGATAACTCACTTATTTTTTCAGACACAGTTAAAAATATCAGTGGGTCAATTTATACAGAAACACTACAATATAACGATAACAGTTTACGTAAATTATTATTTATAGATTTTGCTAAAGTTGGAGAATTAGACTTACCTGCTGGACAATACGAAGTAACGTTGAATTTCTTTGCCGATGAACTTGGGTCATATAACGATAGAATTCTTAAAGTAAATAGAATCTCTACATCACGTACTGAAGTAGAATTAAAATTAACTGATATATCACAAATAAGAAAATTAAAAAACTTTGCAATACCAAAAATCCCGGCGGAGTTTGTAAAACCAATATTACTACAAATATTCAATCAATCTGGGTCAGACGAAATAGTACTACCTACTAGTCCAATAAAAATTGATAGTTCTTCATTATACCAAAACTTTGCAAGTGGGTCTGGAGAAAAATTAGTTCAATATAACTTTGACGATGATGATGGTGTTCTTATTGGTATCAATACTATTACTCAAAATGTACTTAATGACGCATATCCAATTGCTCTAAAAACAGTAGAAGATATGATATTTTTATCGGGCAGTACTAGTTTTACCGAAACAGAATTATCACAATATGTAGTTGATGCAATTGATATCGCATATGATGCGGCATTACTAGATGAAAAAAATAATCCACAAAATTATCGGTTTGACCTAATATGAGTACTTACAATATTCGTGAAAAATTTTCATATATTCTTGCAACGAGTAGTATTGAATATATTAGAAATTATAATTTTAATACCGCATCAGTTAGTGACCTCCCGTTGAGTATGGCAAACTCAGACACAGAAGTACCTATTACTGTAAATTTAACAACAACCGAACCATGGATACGAATTGTAGACCCAATAACTGGGGCCGACAAAAAATATCCAAACGGGAATGTAGTATTAGGACCAACTAGTAGTAGTCTAGTACTGGTAAAAATCGAT